CTGATCCTGCGCGACGGCGAGCCGGGCGAGCCGGAGGTGACGCTGTCGCCCCTGCGCTACCACTACCAGCACCGCGCCGAGATCGAGGCGGTCGTCCAGGGCGCGGCGCGTGACACCGCTTTCGACACGCTGACCGCCAGCATCGGCTCGGCGCTCGCCGCCGACCGCACGCTGGGCGGCCTCTGCGACTGGACCGAGGCGGAAGCGCCGCGCCCGGTCGATCTGCCGGTCGACGGCGCGGCGAGCCTGAAGGCGGCCGTGATCCCGGTGGTTCTGCACTATTCCACGGCCGACCCGCTGGCCTGACCCACCCGACCACAGGAGAACACCATGGCACGAGCCCAGGGGGCGCGGGCGCTGATGGCGCTTGCGTTCGAGACGACCTATGGAACGCCGCCCGCGAGCGGCTTCACCCGCATGCCCTTCGCCAGCACCTCGCTCGGCGCCGAGCAGCCGCTGCTGAACTCGGAGCTGCTCGGCTACGGCCGCGATCCGCTGGCGCCCATCAAGGATGCGGTGACGGCCGACGGTGATGTCGTGGTGCCGCTCGACGCCGAGGCCTTCGGCTTCTGGCTCGATGTCGATCGAGACCGGCATGCCCGAGGTGCCGCGCTACGCGATGTACTCGGGCTGCGTGCTCGACCAGATCACCTGGCAGATGCAGCGCTCGGGGCTGCTGACGGCGACGGCGCGGCTGGTGGCGCAGGGCGAGACGGTCGGGACCACGACCAGCGCCGGAACGCCCGCCGCGCTGGAGCTGAAGCGCTTCGGCCATTTCAACGGGGCGATCAGCCGAAATGGTTCTGCGCTCGGCAACGTCGTCTCGGCCGAGATCACCTATGCCAACAACCTCGACCGCATCGAGACCATTCGCTCGGACGGGCGCGGATCGAGGTGCGCTTCGCCGACCAGACGCTGGTGACGCAGGCCATCAACGGCGAGGCCTGCGAGATGGAGTTCGCCTACGTTCTGCCGTCCGGCGAGAGCTTCACCTTCACGGTGCACGCCGTCTACCTGCCGCGTCCCCGCATCGAGATCTCCGGGCCGCAGGGCGTGCAGGCCACCTTCGACTGGCAGGCCGCCCGCGACAGCGTCGTCGGCCGGATGTGCACCGCCACCCTGATCAACGACATCGAGGAATACTGATGCTCACGCTCGACCTGACGAACGCGCCGCGCTGGTATGACCTCGCGCCTGGCGTGCGGGTGCACCTGCGCCCGCTGACCACGGCGCTGATGGTGGCGACACGCGGTGATCCCGCCGTCGAGGCGGTGCCCGAGGACGCCTCGGACGAGGAACGCGCAGTCGCCTTCGCCAAGGCGCTCGCGCGGCGGGCGGTGCTCGCCTGGGGGGGCATCGGCGATGCCGACGGCAACCCCATCGACCCGAGCCCGGAGGCCATCGACGCGCTGCTCGACGTCTGGCCGATCTTCGAGGCCTTCCAGCTGACCTACGTCTCGAAGGGCCTGCTGCTGGAACAGGAAAAAAACGTCTCCGCGCCCTTGCCGAGTGGTCCTTCGGCGGGGGCGACCGCTACTGCGAAGCCTGCGAAGGGCCGTGCCCGGACTGCCCGGCGCGGCTGAACCGTCCGGAAACTCCGGAGGGTTGGCAGGTCTGGGACCTGGTCGGTCGTCTCGGCGGCCAGCTGCGCGTCCTGCCCGGCGCGGTGATCGGCTGGGACATGTCAGCGGCGCTGGCTCTCGGTGACGCGCTCGGCGTGCCGCCGCTCGCCATGGCCGAAGTGCTGCCCGTCATTGAAGCGGTGATGGTGGCCAAACTCAACGAAAAGATGGATCAGTCCCATGGCTGAGAAGAGGGTCAGCGTCCGCCTCGCGGCCGTGGGCGGACGGCAGGTGCGCGCCGAACTGGAAGGCGTGGGTGAAGCCGGGTCGCGCGGTTTCGGGCGGCTCAGCCGCGAGATGGAAGCGGCGAATGCCCGGCTCGCCGCCTTCTCGCGCCGAGCCCGCATCGCGCTCAGCGCGGCGGCGGCTGGCGTCACGACGGCGCTTGCCGCCATGACCCGCGCCACCATCCAGGTGGCCAACCAGACCCAGCAGTTTGCGCAGGTGGCCAACACTGCCCCCGAGGCGTTCCAGCGGTGGGCGGGCGCCTCGCGCACCGTGGGCATCGAGCAGGAGAAGCTCGCCGACATCCTGAAGGACGTGAACGATCGCGTCGGCGATTTCCTGAGCACGGGCGGCGGCCCGATGGCCGATTTCTTCGAGCGGGTCGCGCCCCGCGTCGGCGTCACTGCCGATCAGTTCGCACGCCTTTCAGGGCCCGAGGCGCTGCAGCTCTACGTGGACACGCTGGAGCGCGCCGGGCTCAGCCAGCAGGAGATGACCTTCTATCTCGAGGCCATGGCCTCGGACGCCACCCGGCTTCTGCCGCTTCTCAGGAATGGCGGGGCCGGTGCTGGACGCCAGCGCCATCCAGGCGCTGCAGCGCACCCAGATCGCGCTGGTCGGGGTCTCCCAGGTGTTCGAGGGCATCCGCAACCGGATCGGCGTGGCGCTGGCCCCGGCGGTGGAGTGGCTTGCCAACGCCTTCGTCAGCCTGGCGTCCGAAGGCGGGGTGCTCGGGCGTGCGCTGGACGCCCTGATCGGCAACATCGGGCGGCTGGCCACCTATGCCGCGACCTTCGTCAGCTTCATGGCGGGTCGCTGGGTGGCGGGGTTCGTCGCGGCCGCCATCTCCGTGCGCGGGCTCGCCACGGCGCTCGTCCTTCTGCGCGGCGCGCTGATCCGCACCGGTATCGGGGCGCTGATCGTCGGCGCGGGCGAACTCGTCTACCAGTTCACCCGCCTTGTGGAGCGCGTCGGTGGGCTCGGCGAGGCGTTTCGTCTGCTCTCCGATCTGGCCTCCGAAGTCTGGGGCCGCGTGGGCCTCGCGCTCGACGCTGCATTGGCTCGAATGGCTGCGGGATGGGAGGGGTTGAAGGCCACCGCACTGACCGCGCTCGACGGTGCCATCGAGGGCGTTGTCAGTTTCGGCGACCGCTCTGTCGCGATCTTTCAGGGTTCCTTCGATGCGATGAAGGCGATCTGGGGGCGTTTCCCCGGCGCCATCGGCGACTTCGCCTTCCAGGCGGCTAACGGGCTGATCGGCGGCGTCGAGGCGATGCTGAACGGCGTCGTCACACGCATCAACGGCTTCATTTCGGCGCTGAACGGCGCTCTGGACATGCTTCCCGAATGGGCGACCGGCGAAGGCGGCGTGCGGATCGGTACGCTCGATCCGGTCGCACTCGGCCGGGTCGACAACCCGTTCGCCGGCGCGGCCGAAGCTGCAGGCGTCGCAGCGGCCGATGCGTTTTCCGCGGCGCTGGCGCGCAGCTATGTCGATGCGCCTGATCTCGGTCTTGGGGCGGCGGCCGAGGATGCCCGCGCCCGGGCCGACGGCTACCGCGAGGCGGCCGGAATGCTGAGCGAGGCCGCCACCCGGCCGCTGGCCGCCTGGGACGCGCTGAAGGCTGCCGTGGCGGGCAGCGGGTCGGAGTCGGAATCATCCCTCCAGGATGCCGCGACTGCGGCGGACGATCTGGGCACCGCGCTCGGCGACGCCGGACGTGCCGCCACCGGTGCGGGTGCGGCGGCCGGGGCTGCTGCCGCTGCAGCGGAGCCCGCAACCGAGGCCGCCGTCACGCGCCTTCCAGTCGGCCGAGAACGCGGTGGGCCAGTTCGTGAAGACCGGCAAGCTGAACTTCCGCGACCTCGTCACCTCGCTGCTGGCCGATCTCGCGCAGCTGGCTGCGCGGAGGTTCATCCTCGGGCCGATCGCCAATGCGCTCTCCGGTGCGCTTGGCGGCGCGGGCGGCATCTTCGCCGATATCCTGCATGCGGGCGGCATGGTCGGATCGGCCGGGCCCTCACGCATGGTCCCGGCCATGGCCTTCGCCGCCGCGCCCCGGATGCATGGCGGCGGCATGGCCGGACTTCGCCACGACGAGGTGCCCGCAATCCTTCAGCGGGGCGAGCGGGTGCTCTCCCGGCGTGAGGCGCAGAGCTACGGCGCGGGCGGCGGCGTCAACGTCACCATCATGGCCCGCGACGCCGAAAGCTTCCGGCAGTCCCGCACGCAGGTCGCGGCGGACATCGCCCGTGCCGTGTCGCTCGGGCGGAGGGGCATGTGATGGCGTTTCACGAGGTTCGGTTTCCCGACAACATAAGCCGGGGCGCGCGGGGCGGGCCGGAGCGGCGCACCCAGATTGTCGAGCTCGCCTCGGGCGACGAGGAGCGCAACGCCAGCTGGGCCGACTCGCGCCGCCGCTACGACGTCGCCTACGGCATCCGCCGCGCCGACGATCTGGCGGCGGTGGTCGCGTTCTTCGAGGCGCGCAACGGCCGCCTGCATGGCTTCCGCTTCAAGGATTGGGGCGACCACAAATCCTGCCTGCCTTCGGGCACGCCATCGCCGACCGATCAGTCGATTGGCACCGGCGACGGCGCGACGACCGCCTTCCAGCTGGTGAAGCGTTACGCCTCGGGAGCGCAATCCTGGACGCGGGCCATCGCGAAGCCGGTGGCGGGCACCGTGCGCGTCGCGCTCGGCGGGGTCGAGCAGCCATCCGGCTGGTCGGCCGACACCGCCACCGGCGTCGTCAGCTTTGGCGCCGCGCCGGGATCCGGCCTCGCGATCACGGCGGGGTTCGAGTTCGACGTGCCGGTCCGCTTCGACACCGACGTGCTCGACGTGACGCTCGACCTCGAGCGGCTCGGCTCGATCACCTCCATTCCGCTTCTGGAACTGCGCCGATGAAGACCCTCGATCCCGCCCTGCAGGCCCATCTCGACGAGGGCACGACGACGCTCGCCTGGTGTTGGCGGATCGCCCGCGCCGATGGCGTGAGCTTCGGCTTCACCGATCACGACCGGACGCTCGCCTTCGATGGCACCGACTTCGAGCCCGAGAGCGGGCTGACGGCCTCCGAGGTCCGTTCCGGCTCGGACCTGTCCGTCGATGCGCAGGACGCCGAAGGCGTGCTGACCTCCGACCGGATTACCGAGACCGACATCCTGGACGGCCGCTGGGACAACGCGGAGGTCGAAGTCTGGCGGGTGAACTGGGCCGACACGAGCCAGCGCGTGCTGATGCGGCGCGGCGCTATCGGCCAGATCCGGCGCGGGCGGCTGGCCTTCGTCGCCGAGGTGCGCTCGCTCGCCCATGTGCTGGGCCAGACGGTCGGGCGGACTTTCCAAGCGA